CGGTCGGACAGGCCAATAAACGGGAGGGCGGGCAGCAGTATGCATCAAGGCAGGCAGAAAGATATGGGCGGCTGGCTAAGTATTCATTGGATGAGGACAATAAAAAGCAGTATGGACAGAGGGCGAAGGAGTGGCAGGACATCCAGTTTAAGACTGGCGGCATGGGTAGGTCAGTAGATGTTACAGAAAAATGGATAAAAGGGGCAACACCAAACTCGCATGAAATAGTTGATTTATCTGAATATACGTCAAATGGCACTACATATAAGGTTGATGGGAAGCATGTGTTGTTGGACTATTCAGACAAGGAGAAACAGGTTGCGCAGCTTTTGGAACGTGAACTTGGGGGTGAGATATCCATGGTTCCCAGGGTTTTGGATCCACCTGGAATATCAACGCCGGATTATATGTTCAGAGGAGAGGCATATGATTTAAAAGAATTGTCAGGGACAAGCAAAAATCTGGTTTATAATGTGATTTCAAAGAAAAAACGACAGGCGAACAATTTTGTTTTGGATATCTCTCAATGTCCACTGGATGAGGATGAGATATATAAGCAGATAGATGGTATTTATTGGTCGAGACATACAACCTTTGTAGATAAAATCATACTGATTAAGGATGACCAAATAAGAAAAATCTTAATCAGAAAAAAATTAAAGAGAAACGATGGCCCAACCCAATAAGTGGGGGTCAGGTACCGTTCCTCTTTAAAAGATATCTTATCCATATTATACTACAATATGTTTAAGATGTCAAATTAGGCATAGTTCAACCCACCAGTCAATAAGGCCGGTGGTATTTTATTGTTGCGATATCGCAACGGAAAGAGAGGGAAACATATGAATTTTTTGGACGCACTGAATCAGATGAAAAAAGGTATCCCAATAACCTCCCGTCCTGGGGAGGTTATTGGTGCTGGGACCCGAAGAAGGAAACCGTCGTCATGCACACAAAGGATAATCAGCGGCTTGATATTCGCGAAACACAAAGAGTGGAATATACATTGCGGAATGTGCTGTCGGATGAATGGGATGTCGCCAATGGGGAAAACACACCCATCTTGGGTGGAACTGCCACCTTTGGTTTCGGCGATGCCGTTAAATACATGAAACGCGGATTAAAAGTTAAAAGACAGGGATGGAATGGGAAAAATCAGTATATCGAACTGGCAACCAGTATCAGCTATAAAAATGCAGATGGCGAGATTGTAAACTGCACGCATGATGCCATCGGAAATAAAGCCATAGCGTTTGTTGGCACGAGCGGCGTACAGATGGGATGGCTGGCAAGTCAGGCAGATATGCTGGCGGAGGACTGGATGTTTGTTGACTGATAAGATTGAGGAGTAAGCACGCGGGACTATCCTGGGTGCTATTTTTACGCCCAAACACGAGCATGGCTTAAAACTGCTGCGTGGCCAGTGACACTGATGACAATGGATGAAACGAAAATCACAGGGTGACACCCTTAAAATGGAGGTATTGACGATGAGAGACATGTTACCAATGAACTTACAGTTATTTGCAGAGCCCGCAGGCGGGGCAGGCGGCGAGGGAGGGGGAGGGGCACAGACCCAGCAGCAGGGAGCCCAGGCCAGCCAGCAGGCGGCATCCCCAATAATTGATTATGCCAAAATCCAGCAGATGCTGGAGGGAACCCTGGCAGCTAAGGAGGACACGGCCCTGAAAGCCTACTTCAAGCAGCAGGGACTCAGCCAGGAAGAGATGGAGCAGGCGATTGCTGCATTTAAGCAGCAGAAGGCGGCATCACAACCAGATGTGGCTGCGTTACAGCAGCAGGCCACTCAAGCCCAGGCCCTCGCCCAACAGGCACAGATGCAGGCCGCGGCAACCATGGCCGCGGTATCCCTGGGAATTGACGCCAAGACAATCCCTTATGTCCTCAAGATGGCTGATTTAAGTCAAGTCATGGGACAGGATGGGAAAATCAATGATGAGGCACTTAAGGCAGCCCTGAACAAGGTGCTGGAGGACGTGCCGGCACTGAAACCCCAGGCACCAGGAACCACCGGATTCATCCAGGTGGGCGTAGCCAGTGGGCAGCAACAGACAGCCAATGAACCAATGACGCTGAAAGACGCTATTTCAGCAGCACTTAAAAAATAAGAAAAGAGGTATAGGATATGGCAGTAACATTAGCACAGGCAAAGCTTAAGACACAGGACAAATTGTCTATGGCGGTCATTGATGAATTCCGTAAGTCCAGTTTTTTAATGGATCATATGATTTTTGATGACTGCGTATCTCCTGTAGGTAGTGGGGCAACCATGACTTATGGGTATTACCGCGTGATCACACCATCTACAGCCAGCTTCCGCGCAGTTAATGCGGAATATACGGCGGACGAGGCCAAGAAACAGAAGTACACCACAGATATTAAGATTTTTGGAGGCGCATTCGAGATTGACCGTGTGATTGCGGATATGGGAGGCGTGGATGATGAGGTGACCTTCCAGATGCAGCAGAAGATAAAGTCTGCATCCGCACTGTTTTCAGAGACACTAATTATTGGTGATTCCAGAAAGAATGAAAAGAGTTTTGACGGTTTGGATGTGGCTGTAACTGGAAGCTCCACAGAGTACAAGCCCAGCGCGGCAATTGACCTTTCCACTACAGCCAAGGTGACCGAAAATTATCAGCTGTTTCTGGACCAGTTGGACGAGTTCCTGATGGGCCTGGACGGCAAGCCGGATTTTATTGGCGGTAATCTGAAATTGATTGCGAAAATTCGGGCATGCGCTCGCAGAGCCGGTATGTACCAGGTAACAAAGAATGATTTCGGCCAGCAGATTGAAAGCTACGGAGATATCCCACTGGTAGATTTCGGCGCAAAGAGCGGTTCCAACGATCCGATTGTATCCATCGATACGGCATCCGGCACAAAAGGAGAGACATCCCTGTATGCGGCAAGGATCGGGCTGGATGGATTCCACGCGGTTTCTCCTTCTGGAGGACTCCCTGTTAAGCAGTGGCTGGCGGCACTTGAGGAGGACGGGGCGC